AATCTTCACAGATATCGCGACTATTAAAAATATAAAATTTAAAAGGCCTGGATTTACCATTTAAATAATATTTAACATCATCAATCTCTGAATATTTGTTCATTATTTCCATTGATTTAGTCTTACCGGTTCCAGTTGGGCCAATAATTCCAATAGCTTTATTCAAGTCATAACAATATGCTGGATCGCCGTGTACATACTGAATTAACTCAGCATAAAGAACTTTATTGCTTTCTGTAAATTCTACGTTTCCAACAATTTTTTCAGCTATTGCTTTCCATGTTGTTCTTGCTATTTCTTTTTGATATGGCATATATGCTATTCTTTTTATGCCTGAATTATCGTCAACAGAAATATTGCTTATTATTTGTCTTATTGATTCCATGCTGAGTTTACGTCTTTAGGATTATTATTTATTTGTTTTGGAGTTGATTTTATTGCTAAAAATCTATCAATATATTTTACTTTATTTTTATCCTTGTCTCTTAATTTTGCTGGACTTAAAAAATTCTTTGCCCAAAAATCATCCGACCGAGCATTTGATATCGCTGTTTTAATTTGTTCGATTGAATAATTATCAATTCTTAATAATTTATCAAAACAATCTAAACTATTTTCAGTAATATATTTTTCATCGAAATAATTTTTACAGTACCCTTTTAATAAATTAATTTCATTTACATATTCATTTTCAATTGCAGTGTTTGCTTTACTTTTTGCTTTAGCAAATTTTATAGCACTTGTTTTTAGCCCACCTTCTTTACCTACTTTAGCTCTGGTAATGCTTATTTCAGCATCTTTTACCATACGGTTACAAATCAATAAATCCCCCTCAATTTTTATGGCTTTTTCATTCAAAAGTTCATTAATTCCGCGATCAATTTCATCGCTATCAAACGGCAAATATTTAGCTAGCTGCAAAGCAAAATTTTTAATTTGGTTGTCTGTTTGCTTGTATTTTTGGTTTAGCAAAAGTTTACCATAATCATCAGATAAATGCATTAGAGCCATAATATTTATCATTATTCCGTGAGATTCAGCTTTACATGTTTTTAATTTTAGATTAGAAAGCCAGTCTCTTACATAGAGAGGTAAATATGGTTGATCGGTTAGTGCCATGTTATTTATTTAAAAATGTTTGCAACGCTCACATCATGGATGAATACATTCTTTCAATGCTTTAAATCAAATTTATTAAACAATCTTCTGACAATATATCCTCTAAGTATGCTTGCGATTGTAAATACACTTGTTATAATTATATTCTGGCTAAATTTTACGTCAATATTCAATATTGGATATATTATTATTTGTATTATAAAACTAATTATAAATCCTATTGAAGTATTTGATATAGATTCAAACCATGAAAATTTATGCGTTTGCATTAAAATAACTGTTTTTGTTCAATTTTTACAAACCTTTTTTCAGCTTCTTTAATATTAGCGATTGCTTGTTTATAATAGCTGTCTTTTAGCTCTATTCCTATGGATTTTCTACCCATGCTTAACGGGCTGTACACTTCACTACCAACTCCCATAAAAGGAGTTAATACAGTTTCGTTTTTATTAGAATAAAGATAAATTATTCTATCAATAACATCTAATTGCAAAGGATGTACATGCTTTTCGTCATCCTCTTCTTTTGTATCTTTAAAAGGTAACACATTATCAATTCTAACATCATCCCAAACACTTGAAGCATATCTTTGCCATGTTAAATGAGAAAGTTTGTTTTCTTTTTGATCTCCAGTAAAGCTATTCCATTTTTTTCTAAAGTCTGAATAATTACCATAAGTTTCTTCATGTGCTTTTAAAAATGGAGTTTCTCCAAAATATGGATAATCATTTAACCCATTAGGATGAATTACAGGAATTTCCGAATCACCTTTTTTTTTGAAAATAAGAACATAGTCAGGCATTGCTGTAAAACATTTGGTAGCATCTTCTACAATAAATTTATGCATTAAACTTTGAACCATTGTTCTCATTCTAACCTTTAATGGTTCCTTCCAAATTGTAATACGGTTATGGTATTCAAATCCATATTTTTCATGTAAACGAATAACTTCGCCAGGGAAATCCCAAAGCCTTCCGGTATTTGTATGAATGTCGCAAACATGAACTGCATTTATACGACCTTTTTTTGTTACCCTTGCCATTTCTGCAATTAAAAATCCATATTGAATAAAAAACTCATCAACGGTATCGCAATTACTTAAATCATTAGGACTTGAAGAATAGTTATATAATCCACCTCCTTCTTTTGAGCAAAAGGGTGGGGAATAAATTGCTAAATCTACGCTTTCATTTGGAATAGTAGGCAAAACAAACATATTATCGCTATTGTAAATAGCGTATCTGTCTGTGATTAATTGTTCTTTAACCATTGTTTTTATTTTTTAGATTATTATGATATTTCATGTGTTCTGAATTATTATTGAATAACATTAAATTATTCGGATTATTATTTGCTTTGTTCCCATCAATATGATGTACACATTCCTCGTCTTTAAGATACCTACCTAATTTACATTCCATAATAAAACGATGTTCCAAAACTGTTTTTTTTGCTCCACAAAAAGGGTGTTCAGGTATAAATAAAACAACATAGCCGCTTGAATCAAAATATCTACCGCTATTATAAGCAGGGTTTTTATTTCCTTTTTGACTTTCTCCAATACATTTTAAGGAACAAAAACGAGGTTTTAATTTAGACATATTAGAAGGACTTCTATATGTAGTAAACTGTTTTCCGCAATTTTCACAAATTCCTGTAAAATTTGGTGTAGTTCCTTTTTTTAATGAATGTTTAAAAAGTCCGCTACATTTTTGAGAACAAAATTTAGGAGGTATTTTAATATTTGCCGGGCTTCTTTGTTTGCTTACTATACTTCCACAAACAACACATTTATAAGTCACTTTCATTTAATTGTATAATACTACAAATATAGTTATTTATTTTATTATACAATAAATTTTGGTAAAATAATTTCTTTATTAAATTCTTTATTTTTTATTTCAAAGTCTGAATTAGTTTGTCTTGTTAGCTTTTCAAACATTTGTATCGCTTTGGTTTTCTTTACTAATAAGCTTTGCATTATTCGTTCCTGCCCATCAGAAAGTATAAGGTCTACAAATACAGGGTTCTTTTGCCCAAACCTCCAAAACCTTCTTATTGCTTGGTAATATTGTTCGTAGCTGTATGTCGGGAAATAAGTAGTATGGTTACAATGTTGCCAATTTAAACCAAAGCAAGTTATTGAAGTTTTACTAATCAATTTCGGAATATTGCCTTTAGCAAATGAAATTAAAATATCCTCTTTTTTATCAATTGACATACTTCCATTTATTTCAATAGCTGTTTTATCGAATGATAACAACGCTTTAGCCTCGTCATTCAAATTGCACCAATAAACAGAAATTTTATGCTTTAATGCCTTTTCTGTTGCCATTTCACACCGTTGGTTAATTGTTGCTTTTGCTTCCTGCTTTATTTCTGAAAAACCAATTGCCGGCAATGCGAATAAGCTACCTTGTCCATTTATAACTAAAGGATTTTCATTTCTTAAAATGGTTTCAATTTCGTGGAGTTCTGGTAAAATAAATTTTTCGTCATTAAAACCTAAGTCGCTTGGTTTTTTAGCTGAAATACTCCAACTTGCAACCCATTGCCAGAAATCATTTTCTGCATGAGGTTTTAAATAGTATTCGTCACCTTTGTTTATTTGGTTTTGTTTTTGTACGCTTCCTTGGTTATTCTTAAAGAATTTACCAATCATATCAACATATCCCAAATAACCTAAAGCCTCTGAGCTTGTACCTAATTCAATAAAATCATTTGGCGAAGGGGTTGCGGTTGCTAAAAATCTGTATTTTACTTTCTTTAAAAATGTGGTTACCTGTTGTTTTATTGCACCGTCAAAATTCTTTAATATGCTGCTTTCGTCAAGTATTACGCAATCGAATAAATCCGGTGTTAAATAGTGTAATCGTTCATAATTTATTAACACTATTTTTTTAGTAAACTTACCGTCTTTTGTGTGTTCAACCTCATCAATTCCAAACTTTTCAGCCTCTACTAAAAACTGGTTTGCAACCGCCAAAGGTGTAATAATTAAAACAGGCTTATTTGTGTGCCTTAAATAGTTTGTTGCAATTACCAATTCAATAATAGTCTTACCGAGTCCGGTATCTAAAAATATTGCGCACCTTCCTTTTTTAATTGCATATTCAGCAATGTATTTCTGGAAATCAAACATTGAATCACACATGAAATTAGTATCAATTCCATAGTTGATAGAATTATGTTTTTTCTTTTCTATAAATTCATTATACGTCATTAGTTTATTATATTAAAAAATACCCCCACAAAATGAAAAAGCAACCAGCTCCAAGGCTACGACACCTGACTGATTGCTATTCTCACCCGTGAGGGTAATATTATTAATTATGGCTATTCGTACGTTCATTGTCGTATTTTTTGGATTGTCAAATATAACTATTTTTCCAATTTCACACACAAATCTTTGGTGAAATTTTTATATTCAAGTCCATTGGCCGTTGCAATCTTTCGATTACGCCGCCTGGGGACAAGTTTTGTCAAGACGACTTTTGTCTTTTGTTCGTTCGATTGTTCGCGCTCCAAGATTTCTGATAGGTTTATGTTTGGTTTCATGACATAATAGCTTTTGGATAATCAACACAGAAATCAAAATCTTCAATACACCAGATACCTTCATCGTTATCTAACGCAAAAGCTTTTAGTTTTCCAAAATTCGGTAATTGCTTAGTTATTGTTTTTATTTTGCCAGCATCGAATGCAAAGTTTTCAGGATCATTCCTAATCTTAACTTTCATCCCTACTTCTAAGATAATAGTTTGTTTTGGTTTCATTTATTCGCTAATTTTAGTAAAACATCCCCATTATTTCTTTTCGTTTATTAATTTTTCAATCCTTTTATAAATAAATCTTGCAACCAAGTCAGCGTCGTTTACCTTATATGTTGCAATATGCTTAGATTCGCGAATATAGTATGGGTAAATGTTCATAAACCATTTTTTATCGTGTGAAGAAAGAGTTCCGAGATAAAAAAATATCCACGTTAAGTATGCGTCGTCTTCACATCTAAGGCTGAATTCGTGCTGCTTGTCTACTTTTGACCACCGGTAATATAATTCTACTTCCATATATCGTATTTTTTTAAAAGCCTGGCAACCATCCAGGCATTGTCGGTTTAACCGCTTATCCGCTGCGGCCGTTTATTCAAACAAGTAACTGTAATAAAAAAATGTTATTCTAAAATTCCGTAATAATCGTTATCATCTGGCTTTATCACATCAAAAATAATTCGAATTATTAAAATATATAATGGAGTAAATACCAGCCACCAATTAATTATTAAAACTCCAATTAACTTTAAAATTATGGCTAAAATTTGAATTACAAAAAGTGTTTTCATATTAGTATTTTTTAGTTTAAAAGCACAATCGTACATACTGCCTGATATTACTCTTGGGTACGTTCCCGCCCTCAGGAGGGTAATAGTTGGATTTTGGAAGTCCGTAACTTCTTTATATATTTCAAAGTCTGAGAAATAATCTATAAATTTTTCAGCAAGTTCGGTTTCTTTCATTCGCGAGCAATATTAATTTCTTTCTGAATCAAATTCCAATAATTAGAACCCTTATTCCAACGATTGCATATTTTCTTATGGTTCCAATCGGGCACGTAATGATTTATTACTATTATAGCCATTTCTATTGATCTATAAAGGCTATATCTATCAGTGTACACAAATTTATCATAACCTAAAATTCGATTTGCGTCTCTTACAAATATTCTTCTTTCGCCTAATAATCCTGCGCTTTTATCCTTCCTATTAAATGTGTCTGGGTCAAAAGATGATTCGCGTAAGGCCAGGGAATAAAGAATATTGATCTGGTTATTATTTAACCCGTATTTTATACAAGTTTTTTTGATCTCATTTTTCACGTTCTTTTGGCGTTGGTTTAGTTGCGCCTCTGCCGTAAAAATTATGAATGTCATCAAAATAGTTAACAATAGTTTCATGTCTATGTTTTTAGTGAATAACTAATTAAATAGTATCTCTTAGATTATCATCACAATTAGTATTAACTTTCTTTTTAAATCTTTGTAAAAAACAAAATTGAATTTTCCAATGATGAATATGCCACTTTGGATGTTTATACCATTTCCGTTCTTTATTTAAGATATCGGAATAGACCATAGATGCTAATCCACTAAATCTTTCATCTTCATTAGAGACATTCCATCTATTTACAATAGAATCGCCTCCGCAATCAATTGGGTTCTCAGCAAATGCGATAATGTCAAAAAGATATTTCCTCATAAATTTATTTTTCTTTTTACGATTCCTTTTAAAATAAATCCATGAAGCATGCGAATACATTTGAACAAGAATACCAATTGTACTAAATTTTTGTTTACCAGTTTTGTCAAACCAATAATTGTGTTTAAAATTGAACTCAAATTCTTTTTTTATCTCAGCTAAGACATTTTCATCGCCATGCCTTGACCGCATAAACCATCCACAACTATCATCCGTGTTGTCTTTACATGGATCAATGTGCCATATCGTTATCAATGTATCCCTGTGGCCATTTATTTTAATTGGGCTATTAATATTAAATGCTACTGTCATTGGATTAAACATATTATATATTTTTAAGTGAGTACTTTCTTAGCTATTCCATAGATTATTCAATTGCTTGCAATCTATCAATTTCAGCAGCAATTAAAGCACCTGCAATAATTAGTCTTTCTTTTATAGGTTTTGAAATCATATGTTGCCATATTTTTTCATCCCAACAAAATGGCACTTCATTTTTATGATCTAAACGATAACCGCCACCTAGCAGCATAATTGCAGCTAATTTTAATTGATAAAAATCATTTTCAATTACATCTTTTTCAACTGTTCTACCATGTTTCTCAATTTGCTCTTTTCTTTCTTGAGCAATTAATTCAATACCTGTCATGATGTGTATTTTTTATTGAACAATTATTTTATTTATGAAATTCAGATAAAATACCTAAATAATAATATCTGCCATTTAAATAAATATTGTTTGAAAAAGCAGAGTAGTACCGCACTACCCTGCACCTTGATTAAACCAAAAACCTATGAAAACTAAAAGAACTTGGACGGGAGGAGGGACTCGAACCCTCGACCTTTGCAGTCCCCCGCACGCTCTACCAACTAAGCTACTCCCGCCTCAACTAACAACTATTAAAACTACTTTAAAGAAATATTTGAAAATGTTCTCCCATCACTAGCCATTACATAGTAATAAGATTTTTTATACAATGGCATAATGTCTTCGCCATCGTTATATGTTATAAGAGCGTATATGTCATCCGTTCCGTCCTTGCTCCATAATTTAATGGTTTTTTTAAATTCATCTTCATTTCTTTCTTTTGAAATTAACACATAATAATCACCAAGGCAAGTGTTAATTTCGATGTTGTTTGGTGTAATTCTTCTTAAAATAAACATATATGTATGTATTTATATTACGAGGATTTTTCACGCAATCCTCAATCAGCGTTTTTACTTATCTTTTAAAAACTCATCAATCGCAAAAGGCTCTTCTGTTCTCCAATCAGTATCCATATATCCATTTTTCTCAAGGAATAATGAATAAGCTTCAAGTAACCTTATTGCGTCTGACCTTTCTATTATTGTCATCAAAATATAACTAATTTAGAAATTAATTCATTCCTATAAGCCTCTGGTATTCGATCAAATTGAATATGATAATCAGGCCTCTTATTTTGAATAAACTTTAAATGTTTGACGTAAAGGTAAACCATATATTCTTTTTTATCACCATATTTAGTGTGTTCTGATCGGGTTAATGCTATGAGATTTTCAATAAAATCTTTTTCTTTACTGCCTCCCATACCTTTGCAATCAATATGATTAATATCTACAGCAAGCAAATTAGACAATTCGCTAGGAATAAAATCATCTATTCCGTAACCAAAAAAATCCATGTATATTTTAGTGTGCTTTTTCATGCTTTATTTTATCATTAATCATATTTTTTGTAAACCTTTCAACGGTATGCTTTCTAAGCAATTGCACCATTGATCTGTCAAGTATTTTAGTTAATGTTTCGTTTTGCTTATTCATCTTCTACCGTTTTTAAGCTTTTTCTTTGATCAGAAAATGGTGTCAATCCCCTCCATTTTGTATTCACTTCTACCGATACATTTTCGCAACAATTTTGTGAGTGGGTGTCAATTCCCTCCATTCGGTGTTCACTTCTACCTGCAGTTGTCCAATTTAATGGAGCTACAGCGGTGCCAATCCCCTCCATTCGGTGTTCACTTCTACCCAACCTGCAATGAAGTCTCTGATCTGATCATATTTAAGTCCAAATCTTGTTTCAAAAACTTCCCAAATTAACGAGTAGCGAACCCACAATATGCCATTTTTGCAATCACATTGAAAAAGCCATTCATTGTCCGATGCACGATAATATGTCACCTTGTCTTTATCCGTCATCTCGCGGATGGTCTTGTTTAGCATTGAAAAGAGAAAATCCGACATCTCTTTTTCTTTGTCTTGTTTTTCTTTGAAAATAATATGTTCGAAAGTCGATTTATCTTTGTCGATTTCATAACCTTCAGGTGCGGTAATTTTTAATTCTTTCATGATATTTATTTTTAGTCAATTATTTCGTTTGGATAAGGAATAATAACGCTAAGTAAGTTTACCTTTTAAATGAGTTATAAAACCCTCCATTTTAAAGTCATAAAAACGATTAAAATCCTTATATCCTTCGTTATTTTGTTCCCATAATCTGTATAAGACTGCCCTTAATCTTTGAGAAGGAGTTTTGCCGGTATCCTCGTAATCAGTTTTTAAATTGCTAATTAATTCGACTTGATCTTTAGTAAATTCTTCTCTTTTAATTGCAAGAAACACATAATTTTGAACACATAATTGAAGTTCAGCGGCCTGATTAGGGGTAGTCTCATTTGTATTAAAGATTAGTTTCTTAGTCTTGTCTTTAAGATCACGCGAACCCTCGTATATTGCCGGTATAAATATTATTTCACTCATTTTATGTCTCCTTTTTCAACAACAAATACTCCAATATTTTCAGGTATTTCGGCAGGCTTATCGCCCACTACTGTAACAAGGATATTTTTTTCTTCTTTTTCAGCTTTATTGATTAAATCAAATACTGATTTACCAAGACTTTCACCTTTATCAATTAGTTCGATTCCTAAGGATTCTGAATACATAGAAGAGAGCTTGCTGGACAGTGTCATTAATTGAGATGTAGAAAGCATTTCAAATGAAGTATTTTCATACCATAATTGAAAATCTTTATACTCAAGCCCTTCAATTATACCGTTAATTTCCTCTTGAGCATGTTGCTTTTCCAATCGCATTCTTTTAATAATTCCTTCAATTTCTCTTAGCTGACCTTGCATTATTTCCTTTTCACGTTTCCTGGATTCATCTTTCACATATTGATCGTATAGTATCTTCTGAGTTTTGGCCTCATTGATTCTATTATCAATATCAATCAACCCAGATTCATCAATTGTAATAAATGTAGGTTCCGGCAAATCAACCTTTAATTGTTTTTCAGGTTGTGCTTTTGGAAGCTCTAATAACAGCCTTTTAGCGCAATCAATATCAAAACATTTTTCAAAAATAGAACCTTTAATTTGTTTCAAAAGCGATTCAAATAAATCAGTACTATTTTTAATTTTAATATCTCTTAACTTTTGTTCATTATTAAATTTGACAATATCGTCAAGCAATAACTGTCTTTCATTTTCGTGATCTTCCCTAATCTTTTTATTTTCAGGTTCAGATAATTGTTTTTGTTCCTGAATATCTTTTTCTATCTTTTTCTTTTCTTCAAAAAGTGCATCAATATTAGGCTCTGTGACAGGATTAACTTCTACATCACCAAAAGCTTTTATTGTGGCCCTCATCCCTTGAGCTTTTGTTTCATAAGCCATTAGTTCTTTATCAATCTCAGAAGTATTTATCTGAAATATTTCATTGATAAATTGCGCTCTTTCATTACCGGCTTTCAGTTTAACTAAATGTTCTTGGTCTAATAAGAAAGGATTAAGATAGCGCTTGAGGTCGTTAACGCTTGCTGGGCGATTGTTAAGAATAATCTTTTGCGGCCTTGAGGTAATTTCGCCATCTTTATTAAAATAAAAAGAACGCATAATCATGCCGGAATCCAATTGAATTATTATTGAGGCTTCTGTTTCACCATGTGTTATAATATCTTTTGGAAAAGAGCCTCCAAAAGCCCAACGGATAGCATTTAAATAAGTACTCTTTCCTTGTTTTATTTCACCGTAAATTATGGTTAATGGATTGTCAAGCTTTAAAGTTCCTTTTTTGATAATCCCTATGTTCTGAATAGTTAGTGATAATATTTTCATCGCTTATAAGTTTTAAGTTTTTACTTAATTCGTTTTCTCTTTGTTCTTGAAATATTTGTTTAGTTAGTGCCATATCAGAAGGGTAAATCATTTGTTGGATCATAATCATTATTGTTTGGATTATTTGAAAATGCCTCCTCGTGAGTTAAATCCTGTTCCTGCGGGTTAGTGATAGCCTTATATTCGTCTGAAATCTTAATTTTATTTTTAATAAAATCAGGCATTGATTCAAGAACAGACAAATCAAATTTATCCTGAAAATTAAATTCAAAATTAGGATTTATCTGATCTGGGCAAGTAGTTCCTTTAGGCAATCCAGAAACACTATTTATTTTTGCAAACTTTTTACCAGAGCTTTCTTGTGTGTCGTGAATAATCGAAAGTATACATGGAACTCCAAGAAGCTTTGTAATATCAAAAGATTTAGCTTCTTCTTCTTTAAACGCTAAGCCTCTCCATCCCTCTAGTTCTTTTCTTAGATTTGCTTTTTCATACATTGAAAGTGTATATTCTTTTGAAATAACCATAGGTTGTTCACCTTTTTCAGGGTCAAAAACTCTTTTTTCAAGTGGCAATTCCCACGTAATTCTAACTTTACTTTGTTTCTTTTTACCAAATTTAGTCTCTTCTAAAATGGTGCCAATCTGAACCATTGAAAAGCATCTCGCAAGATGAGTACCTGATGGAACTAATTCGCGATGTTTACTGTCATTTGTTGCGTTAATCATATCTTTTTTGTTTTTAATTAGTTTTATAGTTATTTATTATGATTTAAATTTCAGGAGCAACATTAATTATCGGATTTCTTTTCTTATACTTTTCAGTAATCCATAATTCGCCTTTTGCAGTAAAATATGATGTTGTATAATTATTGGTTGTGCCTGGTTTTGGCGCGGTACGAACTTTGAAGTACCCAGATTCTAAATACTGCTGATACGGGATAGTTGAGGGTGACGGCATTATTATTTTTGCTGATCGCATAAAATGAAATAATCTCTTAACGCCTGTCCCTAATTCTTTGGCTACTGTTCCAATAGATTTAAGATTGTTGCAATCACTTATATGATCGTAGACCTCGGCTTTTGGGGTAAGTTCTTTTACTTTATTTTCTGCAAGCTCCAAAGCGGTTTCAGCTTCAATAACCATCAAAGCTAATTGTTTGCGTGATAATTCTTTTGGTTTTATAAGTTCTCTTTCGCATTCAATAAAATATAACCTTGCTCTTTTGCCTTGTTCGGTTCTTTGCAACATTGAAATTTCTTTTGCGCATTCTAAAGTTAGCGCAAAATCAAAGCTAAATAAGTCATTATCAATACTCATTTTTGAGTAATCAACATTTTCTGTAAATCCATACTGAAACATTCTCGGCATCCAATCACCAAAACGAGTTTCAACCATTAAAAAAGCATGAAGCGTTCTTGCACTAACTGCTTTCTTTCCGTTGTAATCTGAGATTTTTATTAGCTGTTCCATAATGATTTATTTAGATTATAGAATCAATCATGCTATCAATTGTTGGTTTAAGAAATCTAAAGTATCCCTTTTTACTATCTTGTATGTCTTTTTCTTCAATTCCAAACCAGAAGATAACCGGTAACGGTATTTCAAACGATTTTGAAATGCGTTCTAATATAACTATTGCTGGGATTTTTTTGCCAGTTTCAATTTGACTTAGATATGTTTGGCTTATCCCTATATAATTAGCAAACTCGCTTTGATTAAGCTGAGGAGTGAGCTCTTGACGTATTTTCCTAATTGATATTCCTACGTTCATAATTCATGTATTAATATTAACCAAAAGTAATACTTATTTCTGACAATAAAAAATAATACTACAATTATTACAATACTTTTTTGAATATATTTTTAGTATTAAAATGCATTATAGATAAATTCGTTATTCTGATTAGCTTTTGACTCTGTATATTTAGAAAGTTTTAATACCTTATCTTCAATAATTATCTCAGGCTCATTTTTGGTTTCCTCTATTTTGTCAATCATATCAAAATTCTGAGTTTTAAAAGATTCAGGCAATTCGACTTTCAAAGGATTAGGGTAAGTTTTCGGAACGTAGTTACTTTTCTTTGCCGGTCGTGCGCTAATAGGCTCAATCTTTTTCTTAACTGCATTTTGAATAATTAATGATTTGGCCTGATTCATAAAATGATTATAGCCTTCATTATTATAATATGATTTTTGTCTATTCGCTTCGTTCCTGAGTGACTCAAGAATATCCTGAAATAAATCATCGTCTATATCGTATGTCATAACCAGAGTATAAATGCTATTAATAATAAAATAAACATTGCAAGGCCAAAAAGCCAGAACTTTAATTTATAAGCCATAACACAATATAGATTATAATAAAAAACACAATGAAACAAGCAACAAAAATATAAAACGCCTGGCGAATCTTCTTTAGTATTGTCCTTTCAGTATTCATAGTTATCTAAAATTAAATCCAGTGTCTATGTCTAATAGTTTTGAAACTATTCTTATTATCGAAATTAACTCTTCCGCATTAGAGGTAGGAGAGAATTTATGAAGTGCATTTAAGAAAGCCGCATGCTTTTTCAAAATTCTTTTTATTATCACTCATAGTCTTTAATTTTTAGTTCGCTCAAGCAAAAAGCGATTATCAAAAATAATATTATTAAGTATCCAATCATAACTGATTGTTTAATTCCTTAAATAGTTCAATCCTTTTAGCCGGATTGTCTCCTTTCTTTATAAGGATTTCAGTTCGGTTATCAACTCTTATTTTTGCAAGGTTCTTTTCTTTCTTACGTTGCGCTAGTTGATTCTTTTTAAGCGTCTCTTCAGCTTTATCTTTTTCTTTCGCTGTTTTTGGTTCGGCTAGTGTCATATGTTTATATTTTTATGTGGTGCCAATCCCCTCCATTCGGTGTTCACTTCTACCCAACCTGCAATGAAGTCTCTGATCTGATCATAATTAAGTCCAAATTTCGTTTCTAAAACCTCCCAAATTAATGAGTATTGAACCCACAAGATGCCATTTTTGTAATCCAACCGTACTAGCCATTCGTTGTCTTCCGGCCTGAATAGCGTTACATTTTTTTCATCTGTAATCTCACGGATTGTCTTTTTCAGCATCGAAAAAAGAAAATCACTCATCTCTTTTTCTTTGTCGATCTCTGGCTCTTGAATTATTTTACGAAGTTCTTTTACTTCTTTTTCTATTACAGATAGTCTGTTTTGTGCTTCTTTTTTGTTCATATTATTTTAGATTTGGAAAGATGGTTTCAAATAATCCCTGGAACATCGGGTTGAGATTATTCTTTTGGATAATTTTTAAGTTAATCTCATGCATTTCGTCTAATGCTTTTAGGCGTGCTTCGTGCTGATCAAATGTCTCTTCTTTCATAGTTACACGGCTTTTCGATGTTTGATTTTAAGAAACCGGCCATGTCTTTTATTATTACAATGCCTTTTCTTATTTTCGTTAGTACCTGAAAATCCATTCCATTGTACCTTAGGAGAGAAATAAGCTTTAACTGTTTGCTTATTTGGCCTAATGCTATGCTTAGGCTCATTCTTTACTTCTGAAACTACTTGCGTAGTTTGAGTTTTCTTTCTTGCAAATAATTTTGCAAATAATCTTGATATTGTCTTCATAGTTTTATTGTTTAGATTGTTTAACCGCTTCTTTAATCAAATAATTAACCCACATATTGAACGAGGGATTAGTTTTTTTTGCTATTTTTTTTGCTTGGTCGTAAAGACCATCTTCATATATAGTTATGAAGATTCTTTTTTTACTCATATAATTAATTTAAGAAAATTTCATTAATAAATACTGGACGAAAATAATAAGAAAATTCTTCGTCTTCAATTGAATACTCATGCTTATACCCAATAGTCTTATCAGCCTTGTCTTTAATAGGCGTTTTGACTTTAACTTCATATGGAAGTAATAATTTCATGCAACAAAGTAAAACCATTTTTTTCATAAATGCAAATAAAATGATATATTTTTTACAATGTTATATATAATACATATGTATATGATTTTTATAATAAAATATTTTTTATTTGTGATTTTTTGACTTTAGATTTTTCAGATGAACTGCAAATTTTTGAAGTGATGTGTCAAAGATATAGATTGATGACAATAACAGATTATGCAAAGCACTCAGGCAAAAGTTATAATGGAATAAAATTAATGATCTCAGAAGAAAAGATTCCTAACATAATTATTGGAGGTGTTCAATTTGTAATAAGTGGATTACAATAAAAAAGCCGGAAATTAATCCGGCCTTCTAACCTAAAAACTTTAACTATGAAAACCTATGAAGAGAACTAAGAATTTAACCAATATATTTTTACTTGTGCGGGACTTAATACGTCTAAAGGATTAATATTTAATGGTCTTAATTGGCAATGTGGAGAGTCTCCAAATTTGTGACCATTAAGCATGCCGACATTGCTGCATATTTCGAAATAAGATTCCCAATATTTTTCATTTCCTTCAATAGCCCATAATTCTTGACCGTCCAGCATTGGAACAGCATCAAACGCTTCCTTGTATTGATGCCAACTTTCACCTGGTGCGGAATTTGTTACCCATTTACCATATTGAGGGCCAACTTCAACTAATGTTTCAGCAAGAAATACAAATCCATTTGATCGTAATTCATCTGACTTTAAAACAATATTATGAAGCGTACGGCTTTGTCTGAATAGCTTTGCTTGCTCTTCAAAGCTTCTATAAGTACAATAAATCAATAAATCAAATCCTTTTTCTTTGCACTTAGCCTCAATTTCCAAGCATTTTACTTTTGCCTCCGGAATGAGTAAATCTATTTTATCGCGCTCGTTCATTTTACAAATTTAGTTCAACTTATCTAGTATTTGCAAGTTTTGTTTACTAATATTTTCAATAAGTGTCTTTGTCTCCTCGTATCGCTCTTTTTCAAGTTCAATATAATTGTCAAATATCACTTTATCCAACTTCGCTTCAAATCTTTTTATCATCCTATCCCATTGAAATTTTACGAGTACTCCCACTCCTGATAACGCTATAGCCATAATTGGTTTAAAGCTTTTCTGCATATAATCCTCCATTAAAGTATCAATTATGATGTACATAAATACACCGAAGAACAATCCGTAAAGTATCGAAAGCGAAAACTTTAATACTAATTTCCAATCAGCCATAACGTTTTATTTTACTCGTTTAACAATATACTCAAAGCCTAGCATTAAGCCTAAAAATCCAAGGGTCAATATTAATACAAGAGATTGATTGCTCATAAAATCTCTATATTCATCATACTTATTCATCCTAGCAAATAGATAAACAGAAATCAATTGAATAATAACTATAATGCTCTTATAAATCATAACACCTAATATTAAAGGCGTTTCGTATGATGTTTTAATGTGATTCATTAAATAAAAGCAGCAAAATATAATGAAAGCAGCCTCATAGATGTGATAAAAACAATCCCATAAAACTGAATTGCCTTTGTAAAATTCAGTAAAAGCGATTATTGAAATCAAATATAAGGCTGATATTTTTGCTACTAAGCTCATATTCTAATGTGGTGGAGGTGGAACGACTTTACCGGTTTTCTTTCCTTCATTATTTGTCTTTTCATTAAGCTTATGAAAAACAATATATAGGCTATAAAGAATTTTTTCAATCCATAAAGACAAACTAGTCCATTTTAATGGTATTTTCTGGCCTACAAACCAGGTCGCTATAATGCCAAAAAAAGTTAATACATATCCGCTCAGACCAAATGATTGCCCAACACCTATAAATGTAGAATCAATTTCTGATGCTATACAAATCATAGGTATTAATAATGCTGTAAATAAAAATAATTTTTTCATATCTATTTATTTTAAAGTGTCTCGTTTAAATATTCCAAATACCCTTTTTAAAAATGGTCTCTTCTGGTCCTGAACTAAAGTGTCTGGACCTGGTCCTAATGTATCATTAATTTCAACGGTCCCATTATCTGGCAATGATTTCAGCATGGTCCTATCTATTTCTTTTTCGGTATAAATTTCTTCTGGTCCGGGACCAATTTTCTCTTTCGGCTTTACGCTTTCAGCAAACTCCAACATATCCTTTACCCGCTTGCTTTCTACAGTTTCAAGATGATCAGCAACCAATAGCACCTTTGCATCAAATTCTTTTTGCAAATTATTGATGTCAATTTCATGCGATCTTTTATTAATAGCGTCTTTCTCTATCTCATATTTTTTGAAACGATAGAACTCGCTGGAAAGAGTTTTTAACTGGATTTGAATAGTGTTATCAACTGGTATAACTTCCGGTTTCTTATTGTCGATATAAAGTTTGCCTCCGAAGGCAGTACCCAATATCATAACTAATGTTATTAATTGATTCTTTGTTAGCTTCTTTAATAT